TCAGACCCCCTCTGCGAGCCATTCTAAGCTGATGAACATGGGGCCTAGGCCGATGTCCAAAAGCTGATGGCCACCAGTGACCGTCTGGCCAGTTAGAACCAGATCGCCCTCAATCCGGTGATCGGCTTCCAGCACGGTTCCGTTGGGCAGGTGAGACCCGCATTTGAGGTCGTAGATCATGTGTAGTTCGATGCCGCCGTCTGGACGGTCTTGATACGTCCCGCTCACCCGGCAACCGCCCTGATCAACTCCAACGACGCGCCCGTCCTTGAAGTGCGAGAGCATAGCCAGCCCCCACGCTTCGTCGTCCATGGGGTCTTGGTCCGATCCAGATTGGCGAACGCTGTAGAAACCGGGCCTGATGCTCATGGTCTTATTTCATCCCCTGTGGCCGACCACTCTCAGTCGAACCAGCTAGCCTTCCGTTCGATCCCAACTCTTTGATGACGGGGCAACGAACTTCGGTGCCCTCTCCACAGTCGACTACGGCCTGCTGAAGGACCCGCCTGAGCCGTGTCAGATCGCTGATCTTGGCGTCGATGCTGGCGATCTGATCCTTCGCCATATCCCTCACCTCACAGCACGATTGGCTCTCGGCCTCGCCCAAGGAAATCAAACGTCGGATGGTTTCGATGCCGAATCCCAACTCCCGAGACCTGCGAATGAACTTCAGACGCTCAGCGTGTTCAGGAGCGTAGCTACGGTGTCCGCCCTCGGTTCGGTCAGGCACGGGCATGACGCCGATACGCTCATAGTAGCGCACGGTTTCGAGGTTCACCCTAGCTTCGCGGGCCAACCTTCCAATCGTCATCCTTTGTCGCTTCACGCACTTGATCCCGTAGTGGCTACGGGTTGTAGCCTCTATCACATTGGACGGAGTTTCCCATGATGACCCACAAGCCTCCCCCTAATCCCGATGTTGTCGTCAGCACGTCGGCTGCTGTCGGAGGGTTTGCCTCGGTCTTCGCTTGGGCGGCTTGCTGCGTGTTGCCTCTCGCTCTCTCCCTTGCCGGAGTTTCCTTCGCAGGAGCCGCCGTCATCGCAGGAGCGCGAACATGGCTGACGGCCATTGCGGCGCTCGTGTTGATGGTGGGCTGGCTCTTGCATTGGCGGCGGGTTCGAAAGTGCCGAACTGACGTGAGTTGCGCTCGACCGTCGCGGACGGCTTTTTGGCTGCTTGTTCTGGCTTCCGTGCTGGTTGGCCTCGCTCTGGTTTGGGGGCCTTTCATTGAGCCTTGGGCGATGAGCGTCTTGATGGCCGCGCGATGAGCGACGGCATCCTGCTACAATCCACCCTCACCTGCCCTGACTGCGGGCATGTGGCTACCGAAACCATGCCGACAGACGCTTGCATCTGGTTCTACGATTGCGCTGGCTGTGGGACCAAGTTGCGACCGCTGCCCGGCGATTGCTGTGTGTTCTGTTCTTACGCGGACACTCCATGCCCACCGATCCAGCAGGGCACCTCGTGCTGTGGCTAGTGACGCGGCCTGAGCATAGGTCCGCTTCCCACCGATACCGTTGAAAAAGTCCGCGAGTCCGTCGTGAGCGGCCTTTTCGGCCCAACCGGACGCCATCGCAAACGCCTAAGTGTTTGATTTCTTGCGGGCGAGATTTCGCCGTAAGCATGAGATTTGCCGGTGTTGTCGTCTCGCCGGACTTTTTCAACACAATCCACCCTTTTCAGACCTTCCGAGCGGCCGCTTTGGGATGGCCATGGCCATCGGGCAGGCGTTTTCGTTAACCATTTGCGAGGAAGTAAACCTTTCATCTGCCTCACTGGCGGGAAACGGGGCGAAGGGCGGGGGCCATTGGAGACAGCCGACTACGCACTGCTTGTTTCCTTATTCTCTGCGCTCGTGGCTATCGCTGCTTTCGTTTGGAATATCTGGTCCAAGTGGATTTACCCCAAGGCCAGACTGCGGCTCAGTTTTGGGGTCATTGTCGCCCATTTTGGGAACGGGCCGCAGGAAGACCAGCCGCACTATCTACGGCTGTCTATGACGAACTTCGGGCCAACCGAACTCACAGTCACTCAGATGGGGATTCGCATCGCGCCAGCCCGGTTCTGGAAGAAGAGCCAGCACGCCATCGTGAACCCGATCACCAGCCTCTACACTCCTGACCTCGCTGGGGGGCCGTTCGCGGGCGGCTTGCCAAAGAAAATGGCGGTCGGCGAAACGTTCGATCTCTTCTTCCCACATGATGCGGAATCGTTCGCCCGCATGAAGCTGACGCGCGTCGGGGTATTCGACACATTCGGACGCTTCCACGGTGCCCGCCGGTCTGACATCCGGCGAGCAAAGCAGGAACTGGACGAGGCGTTTCCGGCCACCTTGTAGCCGCACATAACCCCGTGCCCCCGACCCTAAATAGTCGGTGGGACAACAAACATTTCGAGACAAAGTAGCGCGTCAAATCGCGCTTGAAGACGAAAGCCGTGCGCTTGGTGGTGACCGCTATCGCAGCAGTCGCCCTATGCCATGGCGCCATGACGCATCGACCGCAGAAGACGAAGCCGAACTTCCTCCCGGCCGCCAACTCCTTCGCCTCGCTATCGAGCCGACCGCCGAAGCGATGCGAGAGTTCTGCAATCGTATCGGGGCCGGTGGCGCTGGACGCGAGCGTGAAGCCCATCTGATCCTTTCGCAGATCGGCCACGAGGAAGCCGCCTACCTGACCGGCCGCATCGTCCTCAATGCCGTGGCCACGGGCATGAAGCTCACCGCCACCGCCAACGAAGTGGCCACCGCGTTCATCGAACACATCGAGATGAGCAACCTTCGGCGCAATCGTCGGGACGCTTTCGACGGCCTGATCCGTTCGCAGCGCACCTCGCGAACGATGTCCTACAAGAAGCGCAAGGCCATCAAGAACACCCTGATCGAACACGGCGCCGATCAGGAATACTCGCTCGCGATCCGCACCCGCACGGGCGTGAAGGCCATCCAGCTATTCTGCGATGCCACCGGCCTGTTCGTCATCGAATCCGCAGCCCGAGGCACGAAGGTCATTCGTCCGACCGAGGCCGTGCATCAGTGGCTCGAACGCCAGCACGCCCGATGCGAACTTCTTGAGCCGATCCACCTCCCGATGATCGTCCGCCCCCGCCGCTGGGTGTCGCCTTTCAAGGGCGGCTACATCACCAAGCGTCCCGGCTCGCGGCTCGTGAAGCAGTGGCACCACGCCTATCACGACTACCTGCGCGACGTAGACATGCCCGAGGTCTATGCGGCGGTGAACGCCGTCCAAGACACAGCATGGCGGATCAACACGCGCGTCCTGTCCGTGATGCGCGCGATCTGGGACGAAGGCGGCGAACTCGGCGGACTGCCCCGGCGCGAACCCCTGCCCCTCCCCGACCGTCCCGAAGAGTTCAGCGACGAACTCTCCCTGAAACGGTGGAAGCGAGCAGCCGCCGACATCCACTCGGCGAACTCCTCTTCCATGTCCAAGCGGCTGTCGATCAGCCAGCGTCTATGGGTGGCGGACAAGTTCGCGGACGAGGGTGCGATCTACTACCCGCACGAACTCGACTTTCGCGGGCGCATGTATCCCATCCCGGTTTCCGGCCCCCACCCCCAAGGCGACGACACCGCCAAGGGTCTGCTGGAATTCGCCGAAGGCCATCCGATCACGGCCGAAGGCGCCAACTGGTTGGCCGTCCACCTCGCCAACATGTTCGGCCACGACAAGCTGTCGTTCAAAGAGCGGTTGGATTGGGTGTTCGAGAACACGCCAGCCATCATCGATTCAGCCGTCGATCCGCTCGACGGGCGCCGGTTCTGGGCCACTGCCGACAATCCGTTCATGGCGCTTGCCGCCTGTTTCGAATGGCATGGCTACATGACCGAAGGCGAGGCTTACGTTTCGCATCTGCCTGTCAGCCTCGACGGTTCGAACTCGGGCCTTCAACATTTCTCGGCCCTGCTCCGCGATCCTGTAGGCGCCAAGGCCGTGAACCTCACGCCCGCCGACCGCCCGGCCGACATCTACGCGGACGTGGCCAGAGCCGTTCAGGCCAAGGTGGATGCGGTCGATGACGATGCGCCCTTGGCCGTCTGGAAACACGGTCGCGTCACACGCAAGATCGCCAAGCGACCGTGCATGACCTTCACCTACAGCGCGACCCGGTTCGGGATGCACGACATGGTGTTCCAGACCCTTCGCGAACTGGACTCCAACGGCCAGCCCCACCTTGGGGGCGCCGACAACTACGACGGCGCACTCTGCCTATCCCACAATCTGTTCACGACGATCAGTGAGACGGTGATCGCGGCCTCCACCGCGATGGATTGGCTACGTCAGGCCGCGAAGGTGATGACCGCCGCTGGCCTCCCGATCTGGTGGACGACACCGGCTGGATTGCCGGTCCTGCAAATCTACCGGAACCGCAAGCAGGGCGTGGTGCGCGTGATCCATCACGCCAAGATCGTGGAACTGAACGTCTCGACCGAAACGAAGAAGCTGGACGGGCGCCGACAGGCGAACGGCATCAGCCCGAACTTCGTCCATTCGCTCGACGCGGCCCACCTGATGGCCGTGGCCAACGGTTGTCGTGCTCGCGGCATTCTGGACATCGCCGTTGTCCACGACAGCTTCGGGGTTCACGCGGCCCATGCCTACGATCTGCGCGACATCCTGCGCGAGACGTTCGCCGAACAGTATGGCGTGGATCGTCTGGCCATGCTCCGCGACGAACTGGCCGCCCAGCTTCCCCCGGAATTCGTGGACCTGTTGCCGCCACTCCCCGCGCTCGGTGACTTCGACATCAACGAGGTTCTGCGAGCCGACTACCTCTTCGGGTGAAGCCGGGGGCCTATTGAAGAACGAAACCTCGGAGAACCATGTTTGACTCTCTCAACATCGGCGACCGCGTTCGCACCGCATCGACTGTCTCGACGCTCCGCGAACCGGCCTATGCCGTAATCAGCAGAATCCAGAACACAGACCCGGCCGATCAGGTCCGCGCGATCTTCCTCGCAGCGACCGTCGCAGCCGAGGCGTGCAAGCTGGACCCCCACGAAGAAGTCGAACGCGCCAAGCGCATGATGTCCGACGCGGAAGGCCCGCACACGATCCACATCCAAGCCCTGCGCGACTACGCCGAAGGTGAACTTCGGAGGTTCAACGGATGACCCGCGATCAACGCAAGGCTCGATACGCGAGCGATCCGCGTGGCGAAGTCATCGAAGCCAAGACCGCCATGCGTGAGGCTTTGGAAGCCGCTGGCTTGCTCCCGTCCGAAGAGAACGTCGGCCTCAAGAAGGCCCGCGCGTGGACCGCGCCTAAGCGCCGCCCGCCCGCCTGAACTTCGCGAGTTGGTCCGCGCATTGTTTTGAGCAAACGGACCTCTGCTTGCCGGTCAGAATCTCGTCACAGACCATGCACACCCGCTCGGGTTTCAGCGTGGCCAACCTGACGGATTTTTTCTCCGCTCGCGGTTCAGCCAGCAGGTTTTCGATCAGGTCGGCCCAGCGGCCCTCGGGTCGGAGTTCCTTTTTCATACCCAGATTTATCGCGCGTTCGCCGCGCCCATTTTCGAAAGCATTCCCATGAAACCCATTCTCGCCTTCATCGCGCCCCGTCTGCGCGAACGCTCCACTTGGCTCGGTGTCGTCGCCTTCGCTTCCCTGATCGGGATCACCATCAGCCCCGAAATGCTGGAAGCAATGCTGTCTGGTGGCCTGTTCGTCGCCGGTCTGATCGGTGTCCTCACCAAGGACAGCGCACCTGAATGAGCCGTGCCCCAACCGGGCACGAGCGCGAACCCTTTCCCACCAACATCCCTGACTTCCTCGACTACTTGGATCGCCTCTACCCGGAGCCGTCCGTCAAGCCGAGCCAGACCATCGAGCAAGTGATGTTCGAGGCGGGAAAACGCGAGGTGGTGAAGTCCGCCCGCGCCCACTTTGAACAATCCATGTCGCGTCCCGACGCGCCTATCCGATAGGAGGCCCGCGCCGTGTGCACAGCCAAGCCGAAAATCGTGAGCGCGCCCACCCAAGGGTCCGCCACCGAGAAAGAACCTGCGATCCTTCGCAACCCGTATTTGGACGGACTGAACCCCATCATCAAAGCCCGTCAGGGCGGTGTGCGCTCGCTGCGTATCGACCGTCTGGGCGCCGGGGTTCAGATGCCGACCACACCCGATCCCGTCACCCCACCGCTGACTCCCACACCCACACGTCCACCGCTCACCCCACGACCCGGTGGAGGGACTTCACCGCCCATCACCGGCGGCGGCGGGGGACGGGGCCTCAATGACCTCTACATCAACGTGAACCACCGCTAAATGAACACAGCAGCAGCGCGCTACAACGCGCTGTCCTCCGCTCGCTCCACAGCGTTGGAAGCGGCGCGTGAAGCCTCCCGCCTCACGATTCCGGGTTTGATCCCGCACGACGGCCAGAACGAACACTACGTTCCGTCCCAACCCTACCAGTCAGTCGGCGCCGATGGTGTCCGATCTCTTTCCTCCCGGCTCCTGCTGGCCCTGTTCTCCCCCAATGTTCCCTTCTTCCGATTGGAACTGGACGCACAGGTCGCCGCCGCGCTGGGCGAGGAAAAGAACGCTGCTGACGCAACGCTCGCCCAATTCTCGCAATCCGCTTCCGCCCTCATGGAAGACAAGCGGGTTCGGCCGGTCATGGCCGAGGCCCTGCGCCACCTGATCATCGCTGGCAACTCGCTCCTGTGGCTTCCGCCCAAGACCCCGCCGCGCCTGTTTCGACTGGATCAGTATGTGGTCAAGCGGAACGCCTCTGGCGAGTTCCTGACCATCATCGTGCGCGAACAAGTCTATCCGTCTTCGCTGTCGGATGAAGTGCGCGCCGCAGTCGCCCTGCCCGCGCCAAGCCATGACAACGAACAACGCATCGATGTCTTCACGGTCGTTGAGCGCGTCGGCGATAACGTCGAGCACTATCAGGAAATCAACGGCAAGCGCGTCCCCGGTTCCGAGGGCAAGGCTCCCGCCGACAAGAGCGGTTGGGTTCCCCTCCGCTGGCTGGCCGTGCCCGGCTCCGACTATGGCCGCAGCCACGTCACCGAATACATCGGCGACCTCCTGTCGCTGGAAGACCTGTCGCAAGCCATCGTCCAGTTCTCGGCGGCTGCATCGCGCATCGTCAATCTGGTGTCGCCGAACTCCACGCTCGACGTGAACAAGCTGGCCGCCGCTCGATCCGGCGATTACCTCTACGGCAATGCCGACGAGATCAGTTCGGTGCAGCTACAGAAGTCGCAGGACTTCGCCGTTGTCGCCTCGACGGCCGAACGCATTGAACAGCGTGTCGCCAAGGCGTTCATGACCCAGAACTTCCGTCATGCGGAACGGGTCACGGCCGAGGAAATCCGCTCTCAATCCGAGGAATTGGAAACGACGCTGGGCGGCACCTATTCGCTGCTGTCCGCCGAACTCCAACTGCCCATCGCCAACCGCTACCTGTATCTCGCGGCTGAACAGAACCTCATTCCTGATCTGCCTTCGGACATCACCCCGAAGGTCGTCACCGGCATGGCGGCTCTGGGCCGTGCAGCCGAGGTGAACCGCCTTCGCACGTTCGCGTCCGATGGCGTTCAGATTCTCGGCCCGCAGGTGTTCGCCGCACACGTCAACGCCACCGCGTTCCTCACCCGTCTGGGCGTGGAGCATGGCGTGACCGCGCTGAACAGCCTCCTGAAATCGGAAGAGCAACTCGCCGAAGAACAGCAACAGGCGATGATGGCGCAAGCCAGCCAACAGATGGTCGGGGCCGCAGCCGGTCCTGTCGCCGAAGCGGCCGTAAACGCCGCGATGGAATAAACACCACCAACCCAAGGAACCTATGAGTCTCCAAGAAACGGCCAACGCCGAAACCCCGAGTCCCGATCTTTCCAGCCTTCCTGCCACCGCCTTCCCCGAGGGCGCAGACCCCTCGACCTATGCCGCTTCATTGAAGGCGGACCCGAACGCGGAGCAGGAAGCGTCATCCACCGCTGAACGCCCGTCCGAAGTCCCCGAGAAATTCTGGGACGCGAAGACGGGTCAGGTGAAATACGCAGAGTGGGCCAAGGCTCATACCGAACTTGAACGTCGCTTCCACACGGAGCCGAAGGACAAACCGTCCGAGGGCGCCGAACCGAAGCCCGACGATCTCAAGATCGAGGCGGCTCCCGATGTGAATGAAACACCCGTCGCCTTGGCGATGGCCTCATTCCGCACCGCCTACGAGGAATCCAATGGCGAGGTGTCAGAAGACCATCTGGCCGAAATCTCCAAGGTCGTCCCGCGCGAGTATGTCGAAATCTACCTCGCTGGCGTGAAGGCTCTGGAAGCCCAACAGGTCCAGACCGCCTACGCCGCCGCTGGCGGTGAAGACAAGTTCAAGGCCGCGTCCACATGGGCGGCCCAGAACATGGGCGAAGAAGACCTCAACAGCTACAATTCCCTCATCGCCAATCCCTCGACTGCCAAGCAGGGCGTGGAATGGCTGATGGCGAAATTCAGCGCAGCCCGCCCGAGCGAAGGCAGCTTCATCCAAGCTGAATCCGCTGGCGTGGGCGACGTGTTCCGCGACCGGAAGGAACTGATCTCAGCGATGAATGATCCTCGCTACGAAACCCAGCCGTCCTATCGCACCGACGTGGCCGAAAAGATGGCCCGTTCGAAAGCGGCCGGAACCCTCTGATACCCTAAGACCTCGCTCGCCTGTCCCCATTGAGACAGGCCCGGCGGGGCCGCTTCGTCAATCGGCGCAATGATGACTGATCGCCCTCACGGGTGAGCGGCCGGTGAAAGCCCGGCTCCCTTTTTCCACCCCATCAACTCAACACGGAACACTCCGTCACGCCGAGGCCGGTTCGCCGACACCCTCGGGCGCGTGGACTCCGATTGATCGCCGGGGAGCAACCAAACCCTTTCAATCAATCCAAGGAGCCTAATGGCTAATTCTACCCCTTCTCGTCCCGGTCAACAGGCCGGGGCTGGCGATGCTCTCGCCCTGCTGCTCGAACTGTTCGGCGGCGAAGTCCAAGCGTCCTACGAGCGCGCCACCATCATGCGCCCCATGCAACGCATGTTCGCTCTCAACAACGGCAAGTCGCTGCGCTTCCCGCGCGTCGGCCGCGCCACCGCAACCTACCACACGCCCGGCACCGAAATCGTCGGTCAGGTCATCGAACACGATGAGATCGTCCTGACCCCGGACGACAAGCTGATCTCGGACGTGTTCATCGCCGATGTCGATGAAGCCCTGAACCACTACGACGTGCGTTCGGAATACGTTCGCCAGCTTGCCGAAGCACTGGCGGTCAAGTTCGACCAGAACTCCATGCGCGCCGTCATCAAGGCCGCTCGCACCAACGATCTGCTGGACGGCCCGGCCGCAGCCCCGATCACCTACGCCACCCTGACCAACGTGCAGGGCCTGTTCGACAAGCTGTCCGAAGCCAAGCAGCAACTGGACGAATCCCACGTCCGCGTGGACCGCGAAGACCTCTTCGGCCTTCTGCGCCCGTCCGAATGGTATCTGCTCGCTCGCTCGGACAAGAACCTGAACAAGGACTTCAACGGCGGCGACGCTTCGATCCGCAAGCACACGCTTGAGACCATCGACGGCATCAAGATCGTCAAGTCCAACATCACCCCGTGGGCCGACGACCGCGCTAACACCGCCATCCCGGCGCGTTACCGCATCGCCACCAACACGACTTGGGGCGCCGTCTTCACCAAGGACGCAATCGCGACCGCCGAGGTGATGGGTGTCAGCGTGCAGTCGGAAGAGCAAATCCGCAAGCAAGGTCATCTGATCCTCGCTCGCCAGATGACCGGAACCGACGTGTTCCGTGCGTCCGACGCTGTGGAACTCCGCACCGGCGCACCGGCAAGCACCTAATCCGCCACACATAAGGGTCGCCTCCGTTTTGGGGGGCGGCCCTTATTTTTCAACCTCGTTCCGAAAGGAGGCCGCGCCCATGCTGGCTGCTCCCCTCACGGAACTTGAGGCCGTAAATGACATGCTGATCGGTATCGGTCAGCACCCGGTCAACGCCTTCTCGTCAGGCATCACCGATCAGAACATCGCCCGCGCCGAACTGGCGAAGGTCGTTCGCCAAGTCCTTCTCCACGGCTTCAAGTTCAACACGGATGAGAACTACGTTCTCACCCCCGACATCGACAATCTGATCGTGACCCCGGCTGGCGCCATGCGCGTCGATCCGATGGACCCGAACTGCGATCTCATCCAGCGCAAGCACCCCTCCGGTGTCTTCGCCCTCTGGGACGCAGCCAACCACACTTGGGAGATCAGCGAACCCGTCAAATGCCGGGTCACTTGGTCCTTCGGATACGACTCCCTCCCCGAGGCAGCGCGCGGCTACTGCGTCATCGCAGCGGCCCGCAAGTTCCAAGCCCGCGTCATCGGCGACATCAACCTCGACCGCTTCAATCAGGAAGACGAGCACAAGGCATGGCTGACGCTGCGCCGTGAGGAAGCTGACTCTGCCGACATCAACATGTTCACGGCCAGTCCCGAACTGGCGGTGAAGATCGGCCGCCGAAACCGGATGGCTTGGTTCCGGCATTGAGCCTGATCGCTCGATCCATTCCCGCCCTTCACGGCGGTGTCTCCCAGCAATCCCCCCTCGTCCGCTCCACCGACCAACTGGAAGTCCAGACCAACTCTTGGTCGTCGCTGGCCCACGGTCTGGGCAAGCGGGCGCCCACCGAACTGGTGGCCAAGCTGATGGAGACTGCCCCGGCCAACGCCTTCGTCCACACGATCAACCGCGATGCTGGCGAACAGTATGTCGTCATTGCCTCGCAAGGCTCGCTCCGCGTGTTCGACGCTTTCGATGGTTCTGAACAGACCGTCGAGGCGCCGGGCGGTTGGTCCTACCTGACCGGAGCGTCTGACTTCTCGTCGGACATCTCCATGTTCACGGTCGCCGACTACACCTTCATCGTGAACCGCAAGCGCGTGGTCGCCATGGCCGGTGTCGGCGACGACGAACAGGCCGACCCCAACTATTATCTGTGGCTGAACCGCCAGTATGGCTTCGACCAATTCGGAGTGCCCTACGCGCCGGGCGCCGCCTATCAGTATCAGCCGAACCAAGCCGTTGGTGGGCTGACCGGCACTGTCCAGCGGTTCGACAAACTGCCCGAAGCGCCAGCCCAAGGCGCGCTCTACCGCGTTCAAGGCGACGAGACTTCCGGCTTCGTGTCCTACTATGTCGTCCGTCGCGGCGGCGTGTGGGAAGAGACGGTTCCGGGCGGACTGGTCAACGCGCTCGACGCATCCACCATGCCTCACGCACTCGTTCGCGGGGCCGATGGCGTGTTCCGTTTCGCCCCCTTCTCGTGGGCGCCGCGCAAGGTTGGCGACACCATCACGAACCCGGCTCCGGGCTTCGTCGGTCGCGCCATCCGCAAGGTGTTCTTCTACCAAAATCGACTGGCGTTTCTCTACGACGAGAACTGCGTGATGTCGGTCACGGGAGACTTCGGCAACTTCTGGCGCATGTCCCAATTGGACTACCTGTCCAGCGATGTCCTCGACATCGGGGCCACGTCCACGAAGGTGTCGATCCTCGCCGATGCGACCACCCACGCGGACGGCATTCTGCTGACCTCCGACCAAACCCAATTCAGCCTGTCCAACGGCGAAATGGGATTGAGCGCGGAGTCCATCGCGATCCGCCCGACCACGAACTACACGGTCAACATCCGCGCTGGCCTCGCCCCGCTCGGGTCCGAAATCTACTTCGCTGTCGAACGCAACGGCGCGGCCATGATCCGCGAATATACCCGCCTGTCGGGAGCCGATGCGGTGACGGCGGCGGACGTGACGGCGCACTGCCCCAACTACATTCCCGCTGGTGTGCACGGCCTCATTCCGGCCGATGACATCAACACGCTTTTCGTCCTGACCGATGGCGCCTCGAACAAGGTGTTCGTCTATCAGTTCTACTGGCTGTCGGGGAACGAGAAGGTCCAGTCCGCTTGGCACGAATGGGACTTGGGCGCCGGGGCCAAAGTCGTGGCTGGCAGCTACCTTCGTGGCTTCCTGTTCCTCGTGATCCAGCGGGATGACGGCCTGTTCCTCGAACGGGTCGATCTCAAGCTGGGGGCACACCCTGACCAGACCGAGAACCAAATCCATCTGGATCGTCGGGCCACGGTTCAAGGCGAGTTCGTCGCCGTGCGAGACAGAACCGAATTCGTCCTGCCGTATGAGCCTGACAAAGATCGCTTCCGCCTCGTTCGTGGTGGCGCTTTCACCGGGCGACCCGAGTCTCTGATCGACCCTGAAACCTATGTCTGGGATGACGATAATGTCGTCAGCGTCCCCGGCATCGAGAACGCTGGGCCGGTCGTTTGCGGCGAGACCTACGACATGATCGTGGAGTTCTCGACCATCTACCTTCGCCGCGACAACGTGGCGATCACGACGGGTCGCCTACAGATTCGGACCTTCACCCTGAACTACCGGGACACGGCCTACTTCAAGACCGAGGTGTTCCCGTATCGCGAAGGCGCGACCGCGCTCACCGAGGAAATCCTACCCGGCAAGCTGGCTCTTATGACCGGCAAAACGCTGGGGTCTGGCGACTTCCTCTTGAACCGCCCCGCCTACCACACGGGCGCCTACGCCTTTCAGGTCTATGGCCAGAACACGCAGGTCCGCATCCGCGTGACCAACGACACCTATGTCGGCTCCACCTTCGTTAGCGCGGAGTGGGAAGCCCTCTATCACAACAGAGCAAGGGCCTGACCGCTTCGGCGGTCAGCCCTCCCCCTTTCCCATGATTACCATCCACGATCTCCGAGAGGCTTCGGCCGAACAAACCTACGACTGGATCGAACACATCGCCGAGAACCTTCGACCCGAAGACCTCGCCGAACTGGAAGCCACGGCCGAAGACGGCCTGACCAGCGATCTCGACCCGACCGTGCGCCTCTTCGCGAGCGTCATGCTTTCGGAAATGGGCTGGATCGTCTGCGCCGATGGCGAGCCGGTTTGCATCCTCGGAGGCGCCCCCACGCCTTCCGAGGATGAGGGTGTCGTCTGGATGATGGGAACGCCCGGCATGGATCGTCGGGGCGTGAAGATCGCAATCGGACGGCGGACCCCCGCCCATCTCGACATCCTCCACAAACGGTGGCGCCGCCTGTTCAACCACGTCGATGCCCGCAATCACGTCAGCCTTGTTTGGCTGCGCCGAAGCGGGTTCGTGGTGGAAGACGTGGACATGCACCACGGGCGCGAAGAGCGACCCTTCTATCTATTTTCCAGCACAAGGGAGGGACCAACCCATCTGTGATCCTACGGGTGGCATCGCCACCATGATGGTGCTTTCCGTCGTCACCACGGCCGTTCAGGTCGTCGGCGAGATCAAAGCCGCCAAGGCCCAGAACAAGGCCATTCAGAACCAATTCGAGCAGCAGCAGGAACAAATCTCGGTCGCCGAAACGACAGAGATCAATGACCGCCAGCGCGCAGCAAGGCGCGAACAGGCCCGCATCAAGGTCGCGGCCGGTGAAGCGGGGCTAAATATCGGCGGGTCCATCGAGTCCCTGCTGATGGATTCGCTGATGCAGAACACGCTCCACACAGAGCGCACCAAACTTAACGCAGACACCCAACGAGAAGCGTCCGCCGCCGAGGCGAACGCCATGTTCTCGCGCGTCCAGAAGCCCACCGTTCTTGGTGCTGGTCTTCGGATCGCGACAGCAGGGGTCCAAGGCTACTACGCGGGCAAGAGCCTTCAAATCAGCCGTGCAAAAGCAGAAGAAGGACCGCCGCTAAATGGCTGATGTATCCAGACAATCTCTTCGCAACCTGACGCAGGAGCGCATCACGAACAACCGTGATGCCATCCTGCCGACGCGCCGCGACAACGACCTCCCCCGCGCCCAAGTCCGCGCCGACATGCGAAACGGCTACGTCAGCGACGGCGGGCGGCTCGATGAAATCCGACGTGTCCTTGGCCTGACCAACGACGCGGCCGAAGCCTACATCCGTGCGGACCTCGCACAGACCGAAGTGCAAGCCGACGAAGACTTCGCAGCGGGTATGACCGACGCTTCGACCGGAGCCGAAATGGACCCGGCTCGGGCACAGGCCGTCGCCTACCAGCGCGCCTATTATTCGGTGAACGCTTCGGCCCGCCAGTCCGCCTTTGAGCGTGAGATGACGGCCGAACTGGACCGCATGACCAACGCTGGCGCGACTGTCGAGGACATCGAAACCTACACCCGCGACCGCTCCATCGCGTTCATCCAAGAAACCACGGACCTGTTCGACCACGACGACGTGCGCCAGCAGGTTGGAACGCGGATGCTGCGATGGTCACACAGCACCAACGCGCAGGTTTCGACTGCCCTCAAAGAGCGCACTGACCGCGAACTGATGGACCTGACTGTCGGCGAAGTCCAAGCGGCTCTGGCCGCTGGCGAGGACGTGGACATTCTCGGACAGGTGGACACCCTCGTGGCGGCCGGTCTGGATCGCAACGCGGTCATGGATGATGTCGTGAACGGGGTCATCACCTACGCGCAGGAGACTGGCGACACCGAAGCACTCGGCCGTCTGCTCGACATGCGCCGTGGTGGCGATCTCTTGGACTCGGAAGTCCCGACCGAAGCCGCGCCCGAAGCTGCTGCATCGGAGCCGGTCGCCCCTGAACCTGAACCTGCCCCGGCGCCCGCGCCTGAACCGCAGGTGTTCCGTCCGCCTGTGCCCGAGGGCACGCGCGTTTCATCCGGCTCGGGCGCCCGTCGCGCTCCCCTCCCCGGCGCATCGACCAACCACGTCGCGCTGGACTACGCCGTTCCCGTGGGAACCCCTGTCGGCGCCGCAGCCGGTGGCGTTGTCGAGTTCGCGGGCAACCGTGGACGCGGCGGCAACACCGTCATCATCCGCCACGACGACGACACCACGACTGGCTACGCCCATCTGGATTCCATCAACGTCGAGGTTGGCCAGACCGTCACCCAAGGCGATGTCGTGGCGCTGTCGGGCAACACCGGCAACTCCACCGGACCCCACCTTCACTTCACGGTTCGCCGTGGCGGCGTGGCCGTCGATCCGACGACTGTGTTCGGTCAACCGGCGCCCGGCGCCCCGGCTACAGCAGTCGCCCCCGTCGAGAACGCCGAAGCAGTTCCCGCAGAAACCCGGCGCCCTCGTGCGCCCGGCGTGGCTGTCCTCACTCCCGCCCAACAGGCCCGCGTCATGTCGGCGATGGACGGCGTGGAAGGCCGCAATGAACGTCTCCAAACCGAGGCTCGCGCCGAAGCGAAAGACGATCTCCTGCTCGATCTCTGGAACCGCAACATGGCGGGCGAGTCCGTGGACACGCTCGTTCAGGACGCAGTTCACACCGGCATTCTGACCCCGCAGGAAGGGATGACGGTTGGCGGCGCCTACCGCAGCTACCGCAACTATCTGGACGAAGGCGAAGCCGACGAAGACCTCGTGCTCGGATACGCAGCGCGCTTCGCCGTGCCAGAGCCGAACTATTCGGCCATCACGGCATCGGCTACGGCCGACTATGAGGCTGGGCGTTTCGGTGTCGGTCGTGCGGCCACGCGCTCCTATCTGGAAATCGTCAACCGCGCCGCAGCCGGTTCGCGTGCAGATCGCGGCATCCCGCCCGAGGAACGCCGCGCAGCTACGGTCGCCCGTAGCTACGTCGCCGGATCACTCAGCAATTTCGCTGGCATCGACCCTGACCCCGTGGCCCTCCGCATCTCCGCAGAGGCGATGATCGACTACGAACGCCGTGTCGCCAACAACACCGATCCTATGACGGCTGCTGACGAAGTGCTGGCGGCCTATCGCGGTCGCTTCTCCTTCGCCGGTCCTGCTCCGTCTCCCACTGCAAACGGCGGGGGCGGCGGTCGAACGCCCGGCGCGAACCGGACTGCGAGCACGAGCGCAAGCACGGCGCTTCGCTACAACCCATCCACTGGAAGCCTTGAATGACCATACGAGTGACCGGCCCTGACGGTCGGATTGTGGAGTTCCCCGATGGAACTCCGCGCCACGTCATGGAGCGGGCGTTGGCCGAACACTACGGCACATCACCCGCCTCCAGACAGGCGCACCTGAACGCCGCATCCGCGCTCTCCCCGAAACGCACCGCTGGCGAACGCTTGGGCGAAGTGTTCTCGAACACTTGGCAGGAAAGCTGGATCGCCGAAGGCTGGCGTGAGGGCTACCTTCGCGGCTCTCGTGGGCCGACCCATGCCGCCAATCGCAATCGCGGCTTCTTCGACCTGAACCCGGTTGCCGACATCGCCGAAATGGTGGCCGGTTCACGCCGTGTCATGGAAGGCTTCGGCTCCCAAGTCGGAGCCGGTGCCGAAGCAGACGCGATGGCTGACATCGAGCGCGAGCGCACTCGCCGCGCCGAGTTCCGCGCCACGTCCTCAGAAGACCCCTTCTGGGAAGCTGGTGACAGCTTCGCGGACAGAGCCTTGCACGGTGGCGCAGCGTTGGTCGGGACGCTCGGGGCAACCGCCCTTGATCCCCTCTCCTATGTCACAGGCGGATCGACCGCCCTCGCTCGCGTCGGCGTTCAAGCCGGTGTCGCAGCCGGTGTCGATGTGCTGGCCCAAACGTCCGCAGTTAACTCCGGTGTCGAGGACAACTACGATCTCAACCGAACGCTCCTGTCCGGTGCGGCTGGCGGCGCCTTCGTGGGCGCCATCGAAGGCGCCGGGGCTGGCGTTCGTGCGATCCAGAACAGCCGTGGCGCACTGCGCGCCCAACGCGAAGCCCAACTCCGAACCGAGACTGACACGGCCCAGACGATCAGGGATGAACTCGATACCGTCGATGCCATGACCCAACCGGCTTTGAGCCGCAACGACTGGACCCAATCGCAGCGCGCACAACCTGACCCCGAAGCCACCAACCTGCCGACTATCGAGCGGGCTGACGAGCCGGGCGGTGGCCAGCGCCAAGACCAGAACCAGTCATCCGAACAAGCACGCCCCGACGCGAACGATCCGTCAAACGATCCTTGGAACGGCGTGGATTGGGGAGTGGTCGGATCACCTGAACGGACGAGAGCCGCGCTCGCTCACCTCGATAGCCTCAAGCAGTTCATCAAGCCGGATCGTGTCGAACAATTCGTGCGCTGGTTGGGCAAGGAGCAATTCGATCTTGGGCCGGGCAACAGCCATTGGAACAAGGATTTCTTCGACTTCGACAAGCTGATGGCTGATCCCGACAAGTTCCAAGAACTGTCGGATGTCATGTCCTCGATCTTCCGCCCGCTCTACGACGCGGCCGGGGATGCCACCCGCACTTGGAATTCGGTGAAGCAGCGTCAGACGATGTTCGGCCTCACCATGTCGGATGTCATCAAGGCCCATGCCGACATCACCGGAGACGGTGGCGTATCGGCCAAAATCCACGCCATCGAAACCATCGCCGCGCAGCAGACCGACCGACTGGCCGTGAAGCTGGGCGAGTTCGAAGTCGCCCTCAAGGGTGGCAAGGCGGACGCATCCCAGATCGCCGACGTGGCCGCTGAACTCCAAGCCACGGTGATGATGGACGCGATGGCGGCTGGCTCGAAATCCGAGGTCGCTCGCGCCCTGAACATCATGAAGGCGCAGAAGAAGCGCACCGCCGTCCTCAACGACATCCAAGCCCAATGGGATGCGATGTCGGATGCGATGAACGGCGCCACCGATGCCGAGTCCATGGCCAAGGCCGCAGGACGAATGCGTGAAGCCTACAACCGCCGTGGCGCGAACGGCCTTCGCGACGAACTCCGCAAGGTCCGTAAGATGGGGTTCGCCGATTACGTCAGCTACTACATCGTCAGCGGCTACCTCTCGACCCCGACCACGGCCATGCTCAACGTGGCCGGATCGGTTTTCCACGCTGTCGCCAACATCGGGGAACGCTACGTCGCGGCCGGGATCACCAGTCCGCTTCGCCGCACCCTGCTCGGCCACACGTCCAGAGAAGCCGTCACCTTCCGCGAGGCCAACGCCTACGTCGCCGGGGTCCACCAGTCCTTCATCGAAGCGGCTCGGATGTCGGCAAGAGCGTTCAAAGAGGCCCGCCCGCAATCCGACATGGAAACGCGGATCGGCTATGTCGCTCCGCAGATTCCGTTCGAGGTAAACTCCGCGCGTCTCGCCAAGTGGCGCAAGGGCGGCATCAAGTCCGTCCCCGACATGGCCGCAACATCCGTCTTCGCCTCACTCCGCACCCTCGGTGTCAGACCCACGCTGGCGATGGACGAGTTCACGAAGGTCATGGGTCGCCGGATGCAACTGAACGCCTTGGCCAGCCGTGAGGCCAGCTATCGTTCGGCCCGTATGCGCGGCAAGGATGCAGAGCGCGTCTATCGCCAGACCTACACCAACATCTTCACCGAACCCACGGCCGAAGCGTTGGAGCAATCGCGGACAGCGTTCCGTGACGCTGGCTTCGGTGATGCGGATATTTCCGGTCAGGCCCGCACGGTTCAGAGCGACGAACGGCTCGAACAAGCAGCCCAGATCATCATGGGTGTGGACCTCCAAGCCGCAGCCGCCGACCACGCTCGGATGCTGGCGTTCCAGACGGGCGGACCCAAGGTCCAAGCCGCCGAGAAATTCTTGAAGATGTTCCCCGTCCTCAAGGCTTTCTACGTCCCGTTCCTGCGAACCCCGCTCGCCCTCGTGCGCGCTGGCCTCGTGGACCGGAACCCTGCGATGGCATGGATGGCCAAGGAGAACCGAGACGCTTTCGGCAACTACTTCCTCGCCGCCAAGACCTTGGACGAACAGCTTGGACGTGGTGGCGCCGAAGCCGACCTCGCCATGGCCCGCATGGTCACTGGCATGGGTCTGATCGGCACAGCCGCCATGCTCTATGCCAACGGCGACATCACCGGATCGCGCAAGCCGTCCGAACAACAGGACGGCGTTCGGCCCTACTCGGTTCGCATCGGCGGGCGTTGGTATGCCTACGCGCAGTTCTCGCCGCTGGCCGAAATGATCGGGCTGACGGTCGATACGCTGGAAGTCCTGAACAAGCATGATCACTCTCCCGAACAGGGAGCCGCCATCGCTGGCGGTATGCTCGCAGCCGTTCAGCAGAACATCTTCAACAAGGCCGCGCTCCAAGGCGTGGCTGACTTCTTTGAGATGATCTATCCGCCGTTCGCGAGCGATGATGCCTCCACGGGTGAGCGCGTCGGTCGCGCGGTCGCGAAGAAGCTGGGCGACTCGTTCACCCCGGCTATCGTCCGCAACCTCGCTTGGGACAGTGACCCGACCATTCGTGAAGCACGGGGCTTCTTGGAAGCCTTCGCCGCGAACATTCCCCTGTGGTCCGAAACCCTGCCCGAACGCCGCGACTGGCTGGGTCTGCCCATGGTCCGTCAAGACGGACAGACGGGCCTATTCCAGTTCCCGCGCAACTCGGTGATGACCGACGACATCGTGAAACTGGAAGTGTCGGCACTGGCCCAGATCAACCCGGAAATCCAACTGGCCAGACGGCCACCGGCTCGCTTCAACAACGAGAAGATCGAGCCGAATGAGCAAGCCCGCCTTCTGCAAATTCAGGGGCAGGAGTTCAGGGATGCGAGCGGCCGGAACATGCACGAGTCCCTTCGCGAACTGATCGAGTCCGATGCCTACCTGTCATGGGCCGATCCGCAGCGAGCCGATGCCATCACCACGATGGTCAGTCGGTATCGTAGGGGCGCCAACCGCGCGATCCGGGCGGGCCGCTATCGGGATGATCCGATCATCCGAGAAATGGTCGCCAGAACCGGCATGGAACAGGCTGAAGACTTCGGCGAACGCCGGGGCTTGCAGGACCATCAGGTTCAGAACCGCGCTCGCCGCTACGGCGTGACGGCCAACCAACTGGACGAAGTTCTGAACTTCGAACCCAGCCTCTAACCACCCTCTATCCACAGTCCCCCTGATCGCCCCGGCCGTCCCTGACGGTCGGGGCTTTTGGCGTGGGTTGATGAAAGGATGAATGTCTTACGCCTCAAATATCGCCTACTTCGCCGCCGCAGGGCAGCGCGAGTTCGACTTCTCTTTCCCCTACCTCGAACGCTCGCATGTCATCGTCACCGTCAACGGTGGCCAGCGCGACTTTGAGTGGGTCAGCGAGAGCCGCATCCGCCTCTTGTTCGACGTGCCCGAAGGCACGGCCGTCGTCATCCGGCGGCGCACACCGCTCGATGCCCCCGCCGTCACATTCCAGAACGGTTCGATCCTCACAGCGGAGGAACAGAACCGCGCGATCCGTCAGCTTCTCTACGGCTGGCAGGAACTCGATGACCTCTACAATCAGTCGCTCAACACGGCCCGCGTCAGGCTCGGCGACAACCTCGGGGTAGTCACTGACCCGGCTTCGCTCGTTGACGAACTGCTTCGCATTTCAGAACTCGGCGACGACCTCCTGAACCGCTTCCGCGATGCGCTCACCAGCATCGACCTGAACGCCTCCGTCATCACGTCACAGGCCCTTCGCATGGACACGCTCACGAGCGTGGTCGATGCGCTCGCAGAGATCGGTGATGGTGCTGGCATCGCCACCGTCATCCAAGACGAGGTGGATGCGCGGATCGAAGGCGACACCGCCTTGGCTGACCGCATCGCGCTGATCGGCGCCGTGAACTCGGGCAACACCGCCTTCATCCTCGACATGGACTCGGTGATGGTGTCGCCCACGGAATCGTTGGGCCAGCGGTATTCGGCGATCTACGCCGAGACAGACAACGCGCTCGCGCTGATCCAGCAGGAAGCCACGGCTCGGGCCAACGCCCTTGAAGCCGTCACCTCGACGCTGGACACCCTCGGGGTCCGCGTCGAGGGCAATGAAGCCGCCGTGGTGGACGAAGCACAGGCTCGCGCCGATGCGATCTCCGCAGAGGCCAGTGCCCGCCAAGCCCTCGCTGCTCTCGTCGGTGATGTCGAAGCCGCCGTCGAGAACGAAGCCACAGTCCGCGCCAACGCGGACGAAGCGATAGCCGAAACCATCGCGATCATGGGCGCCAAGAACGGCGCCGGGACCGCCTTCATCCTCGACATGAACAAGGTGCAGGTTGGTGGCGGTCAGACGTTCGCCACCCGCCTGTCGGGCATCGAAGCCGCTACCGACGCAGCAGCCGCCGCCGTCGTCACGGAACAGACCGCCCGCACCACACAGTTCGGCGCATTGTCTGGAACCTTGAGCACCGTTCAGTCCCAGATCGGCGATCAGAACGTCTCGATCACCGAAATCCAGCAAGCCGCCGCCAACCTCAACGGCGATGTGTCTGCCATCGCGGGTCTGGCCTTCAACGTGAACGGCAAGATCAGTGGCTGGGTCAGCGGCAATGACGGCGTGACTTCCACGTTCGACGTTCAGGCTGACGTGTTCCGTGTCTCCAACGGATCATCGTCCGTGTCGCCGTTCACCGTGAGCGGCAACACCGTCTATTTCCGCAACGCGGTTTGGCGGTCAGGCTCATCCGGCGAACGCACCGAAATCGACCACAACGGGGGCCGCGTCTATGACAGCGCGGGAACCCTCCGTGTTCGCTGGGGACGCTGGTAATGCCAGCCGGTTTCCAGACTTTCGACGATTCCGGCGCGGTCGATCTCGATACGTCCACCCGCGTGGCTACGGTCATCAATGTTGTGACCACGGGGAAATCGAACGGGTCAGTCACCAACGCAGCGTTCTCCAAAGGGGAGCCGTTTTGGAGCGCCATTCCCAAGGGCGGTAGCTGGACCGTGTTCGCACCCAAGATCACGGTATCTGGAAACACGCTCTCGTGGACGTTCAACAATAGCGGCGCGTCCTACAACACAGATCACGACATAGTTTACGGCATTTACTGACCGATAAATATGGAATGACTGCGGGTTTCCAAAGCTTCAACGACGGCAATACCGTCCAGATCGACCAAGACTATGCCGGGTTCGCCCTTCGCCAAAAGGGTTCGGTCAACATGATCTACGATACCGACCCGCACCCAAATCCGATGCGGATCGGCTCTGTCACCGTCACCGGCGCACAGAACCCCATCGTGGCGTTCAACGGGCCAGCGGCCATCGCCATGCACGGCGTTCAGGTTAGCGGCTCGACGCGCACGTTCCAATTCCGCGCGCAGTCCTCTTCGGACTTCACGATGAACTATTGGGTTTTCGACAATGCCGCCGTGGGCCAAGGCATCAACACCGGCTTCGGGTTGCAGGTGTTCAAAGCCGATGGAACGCTGGCGTGGGACTCCAACATGAAAACGCTCCGGGTGGTGGATGTGATCAACATCACGCCCCCCACTGACACCCAGTTCTTGAACTCGGGCGGACTGGGCATGTTTGGCTACACCGAGAGCATCCCGGTCCCGGCTGGCCGGGTTTATGCCGCCGTGCAGGGGACGTTCTACTTCGCTGGCACACAGATCGACGCACGCCGCACCCCCGGCAACGTCCCCCCCGGTTTCAAGTTCATGGACCTCAACAGCTACCACTCAGCGGCGAACGTGGGAGCCACCACGGCGGCGGCGGGCATGTATCGGTTCGAGAGCGGCTCATATCTCCACGCGGAATCCACCCCCGATACCGTCAACACCGATGGCGATCTCATGCACTGGATCGTGGATGTCACCGGCTACTGACCAACTAACTCCAACCTTTTCCAAGGACTCTATGCAAACTTCTCACTCCGTCATTCAACAACTTCACCAACAAGAGGTCGCCATCCTCGCGACCAAGGCCCAGCTTCAAGATCAACTCACCGACGTGGATAAGCGGCTCGCCGTCATCCGCGCCATGGTCGAGGGGATGAAGCTGGCCGATCAGGTCGCCAAGGAAGCGGCCTCCACCGACACGGAACCGAAGGCGGACTAAGCCCTGCCTGACGTGACCGGCTCGGTCGCCCAGCAGATCACTGAACTGATCCAGACTTGGAACCAACGCGAAGCCCAGCTTCGCAATTGGTTGGGCGGGTCCGCCAATGGCGGGCCGAATAATGATGGGCGTTATCCGCTCGTGGATGCGCTCGGGCGAGAAACCCTTGTGCCCTCCCCCGCGCACTTCGCCGACATGGTAGAAGGCCCGGCCGCAGCAGCGGTCACGGCCATGGCCAACGCTGGTGTCTATGCAGAAGCAGCCGACCTGTCGGCGCAGACGGCCACCACGAAGGCCGACCTCGCAGCGGCGCACGAAGCAGCATCCATCGCGGCCCGAAACCTCGCCAAACAGCACCGTAGCTTCGCGGGCAATCACGAGGCGAACGCTCGCTATTGGGCTGAACTCGCCGAAGGTATGGGGGCAAACACCACGGCCGACAGGATCGTGGTGGAGCAGCTTCGGGAAGAGGCCGTTGAGGCTGCATCAGAAGCTACGGGCGCCGCGTCGAATGCAGCAGCTTCCGCCGCCGCCGCACAGACCTTCAACCCGGCGAACTATGATCGAAAGACCGACACGCTCGACGCGGATCGGATCGTTGGCGTGCTGGCGCCAGACCGCATCCCGGTCCTGCCAAGCCAGCTACAGTTCGCGTCCTCGGGCGATCTTTCTGACCTGACGCAGCAGCAGCAGGACGAGATTGGCCAAGGCTCCATCGTCACCACCACGGACGGCTATCGTCGTGTCTATGGCGGCGTAGGGTCCAAGACCTCTTCGGCCAGCTACACGGTCCTCGCTGACCTGACCCCGGAATGGACCTCCATCACCGGCAAGCCGTCGTCGTTCCCGGCCTCCGCGCATGGGCACTCGTGGAACGAGATCACGGGCTTCACCGGAATCGAATACCGAGGGCTGTTGGGCACCACTGATCTGAACACGGTGTCCACGACGGGCGTTTACCAGCAGAACTTGAACGTCAACGCGACGGCGGCCCGACACTACCCGACCGCTGATTATGGTGCGGGCACTCTGGAGGTCTATGGCCTCGTCAGTTCGTGGATGGTTCAACGCTATACGACCTATCACGATGGCCGATCCTACGTCCGATCCGGCACCAGCGCGGCAGCCATGTCACCGTGGCGCGAGGTCAGCTACTCGGGCCACGTCCATGGCATCGGGGATGTCAGTGGTCTGCAATCGGCCTTGGACGCCAAGGCCAGCCTGTCGGGCGCCAATTTCGGCTCGGGTCAGGTGCGCGCCAACCTGACCCACAACAACGGCTACTTCGAAATGTATCCGTATGGATCGGCTTACGACGAGGGGTCGCGCCTCCGACTGTATTGGGATGGCGTGGACAGCCAACTGGTGTTGGGCAAGACCGGAGGGACGGGCGGAGCCGCCCGCATCTACCTAAATGGCAGGGGCTACGTCTGGGACGCAACCAGCCTCGACCCGACCAAGCTGCTCGCAGCGGACGGAACGGTGTCGGCCCCTACCATTAGCTTCGCCAATGACAGCAACTCGGGATTTTACAGCGTATCCAACGGCATCATCGGACTGACCATCAACGGGGTCGAGCGCGCCCGGTTCGCTGGCAACGATCTGCTACTCGGCGCCAGCAAGGTCTGGCACGAGGGGAGTCTTCAAACCTTCAATCTCTCGACGTGGCAATCGTGGCAGCAGGATAGCCGTGGCAACAATCGGTTCTACCTGCACGACGATGGCCACGTTTATTTCCGCGCGGCCAACAGCACCACGGGCAACTTCTATTTCCAGACGGGAGCGGGCCAAGCCGTCGCCTATTTCTATGGCAACCGCAGGGTCTATTTCTACAACACCGTCCAGATGCCGGACTTCAGCATCACGTCGGACGAACGGCTGAAGACTGACATCCTCCCGCTCACCGACCACGCCCGTTTCATCGACGGCACGAACGTCTATTCCTACTGGAAAAACGGACGCTTCGAGTGGGGTCCAATTGCACAGGAAATGCAGAAGGGTGTCGCACCCTTCGCCGTGATCGAAGCCGACGAAGAGAACGAGCAAGGCTTCAAGGAACTGGCGGTCAATGACCGGGTGACACTCTACGCGCTGCTCGCCGAAGTGAAAGACCTTCGGGTCCGTCTCGCGGAGGCTGGCCTATGACCATCGGCTCGACCTTCACGTCAGGCGATCTGGAATCGGAATGGAGCCTCGGCTTCCCATTCTCTTCCGCCGAGCTTGCCGCCGTCGCTGGCATCGGCTCCGCGTTCACGTCGGCCGATCTCGTCGGCTTGAGCGCGTTCAGCGTGAGCATCCCCGGCTCCTCCTATATGTTCAGCACAGAGAACATGTTCGGCACTTCCTATTTTGGAGGGCCTTCGACAAGTGGCACCTGCACCCCCTCCACCGGGATAACCACAAGCTATCTCAGCCTGTCTTCCACGCCCCCTCTCGGTATGACCAACACCTCGGCAACGCCTGTCGTGCTGGCTAACAACGGGGTCGCGTCTGTAGGCATCAGCCTCTCGGGCTACACCTCTTTCAACAACTTCAGCGGAAGTTGGTCAGGCTCATTCACGGCCCGCTTCACCTACAACGGGGTCGACATAGACATTCCCGTGACGTGGTTCGTCTCCATCGGGGGCGGCATTAGCTAACCATCACCACCACCCTCAAATCAGAACGAAAGGATCAATGGACGATCCAAACCACCAACTCGACGGCGATCTGAGATACATGCTCGGCCGTATCCACGGCCAACTCACATCGCTGATCGCCCTCGTCGCCGACCAAAAGGCCGAGGTCAAAAAGGAACTCGACAACCACGATAACCGCCTCCGCGCCCTCGAACGCGGCAAGGCATGGCTCATCGGCGCCGCCGCCGCAGTCGCCTCCGTCGCCACCTTCATCATCAACATGGTGGTCAAATGAGCAGGGCCACCGAAACGAAGCTGGACCAGATGCACAGTTTGGTCGCGTCCTCGATCATGGATGAATTGGACCGGGCCATCGCCCGCGCCGAAGCCCACCCCGATGATCCAGACTATGCGGTCAGTCCGCAGCTAATCGCCCAAGCCGCTCGCTTCCTCGCCGCCAACGGCGTGAGCGCGCCAGCCACCGCCCCCAAGATGGAAAACCTCGCGGGCAAGCTGGGCGAACTCGACATCGACATGGAAGCCCTCTCGCTTCCCGCAAAACACTAACCCACCCCGCAGCCAGCCTCGCCCGCGTGATCGCGGGCGGGCCTGTGCGCGCATGTCTGATTGAACCCTGAAAACCTGACCTACCGCGATCTTCTCCGGTCGCGCTTCGACATCTTCGTGCGCCACGTCTGGAAGCACGTCCTCGATCTCCCGGCGCCCACCCGCGTCCAACTCGACATCGCAGACTACCTCGCCCACGGCCCCAACCGCCGCGTGGTCGAAGCCTATCGCGGAGTCGGCAAGTCCTTCCTGACGTGCGCCTACGCCGTCTGGAAACTCTGGAACGACCCTCAGAAGAAAGTCCTGATCGTCGCGTCTGGCGAAGCGGGTGCCATCGGCAACGCCAACCTCATCAAGCAGATCATCGAACACCCTGCCGGTGATGATCTCTGGGCCGAACTGCGACCCAAGCTGGGTCAGCGGATGTCCACGCTGGCGTTCGATGTCGGACCCGCCCTCCCCGACCGTCAGCCGTCCGTGTCCTGCCTCGGCATCGGCGGGCGCCTCGCGGGCAACCGCGCCGACATCCTGATCCCTGATGACGTGGAGCAGCAGAACAACTCGGGCACCGAGGACCAGCGCGACAAGCTGCGCCGGGGCCTCTCCGAGTTCGGCAAGATTCTCAAGACGACCGCCGACGCAGAGATCATCTACCTCGGAACCCCGCAGACCGCAGAGTCGATCTACAACGACCTGTCCAAGCGCGGCTACGACGTGCGTGTCTGGCCAGCCCGCTATCCCCTCCCGAACAAGATCGCGAACTACGGCTCCACGCTCGCGCCGATGATCACTGGCGACATCGCCAAAGACCCGACCCTCTGCGAACCGAAGGGCTTCTCGATCCTCGGAGGCGCATCGGTCGATCCCGACCGCTTCACCGAACACAAGCTGCAAGCCACCGAACTCGACGGCACGTCAGCCGAGTTCATGCTTCACATGATGCTCGACACGGCCATGTCCGATGCCGAGCGATACCCGCTCAAACTCTCCGACCTGATCGTCATGGACGTGGACGCGGCACAGGCGCCCGTCTCCATCGCCTACGCATCCTCGCCCGAATATCAGATCGGCGATCTCCCGGCCGTGGGCTTCACGGGCGACAGGTTCTATCGACCCTTCAAGACATCGGAGCATTGGGCGCCCTTCACCGGAGCCGCGCTCCACATCGACCCCGCAGGTTCCGGCGCCGACGAGACAGCCTACGTCGTCACCAAGTTCCTGCATGGCCGCATCTTCGTCAGAAAATGGGGAGGCTTCTCCAACGGCACTTCGGAAGCCACGCTCGAAAAGCTGGCCGAGATCGCACGCGACGAAAAGGTCAATGTCGTGGTGGTCGAGGACAACTGGGGTGACGGCATGTTCCGTCAGCTTCTCGCGCCCGTCCTCGCTCGCAAGCATCCCTGCCGACTGGAAGGCGTGAAGGTCAGCGGACAGAAGGAAAAGCGCATCATCGGATCACTCGAACCGATCATGAAGCAACACCGACTGGTGATGGACATCGCGATGATCCGCGAGGATTTGAAAGCCGATGCCAGCTATCGCGGCCTCTATCAGATGACCCGCATCACCGCCCAGCGCGGAGCCTTGAAGCACGACGACCGGATCGACGTGCTGGCCCAAGCCGCAGAATATTGGAAAGCGCACATGGCCGTGGACACCCAGAAGTCCGAAGCCCAGCACATCGAGAAGCTGAACCGGGAGTTCGAGGAACGCTTCTTCGCGGGCACCATCGTAGGGGGCCTATTGAATAGCGGGAACCGTCCAAACCGTGGACAGGGACGGTCGAGACGGTGAGCGGATCAGCCAGTCACTCGCAGAATCTCCGGTAGCGTGGTGCTGCGAACTCGTCACGGTCAACGACCAGCAAACGGCGATCACGTCCAAACACCGCGCCCTGCCCATCGACTTGACCACACGCTACCGCGAGCCTTCGGCTGGGTCGCACCAGACGGAACTGGACATCCGTATAGCCTTCGGCTTCCGCCGCCGCGACCGCGTTTGTCACGAGCCTATTGCGTTCATCCCATTTGAATAGGGCAACGACGACCATCACCCCTGCGAGGATGGCTATCAGCACGATGTATTCGCGAAACTGCTTCCAGTTCTTCATTTTCCAGAGGGCCGATCTATCGTGCGCCGGGAAGGTCGAGACGGTGAGTGATGCCTATAGAAGGGCCGTGGTGTGAGGGTCGCTCAGTCCACGGGATACCAAAGGCCATCGTAGTGCAGGACGCAGCGTCGGCCTCGAATGATCCTGAAATCACCGACGCGCTCCACATGGACCGGCTTTGGCTTCGGAGGGATCATGCACAGCATCCAGATCACAACCGTCGCTGGCCAGAAGAACGGCAGCATCACCAAGCCGATAAGGAAGCCCATCGCGCGCATCAGGTAGCCCTCTCCAATTACCCGCGCATTGTCGGCGCACGTCATTAATCGACGTTTGGCGAACAAGGTTGATTGCCGTTAAAATTGGAGTGTCGGGTCAACCGTCCAGACCGTGGAGGCGGACGGTCGAGACGGTGGGAGATTATTCGGCGGATGGCCGGAACACGCCGACCTCATGGTCGCGCTGATAAAGGCGGATTTCCTTGAAGTCGTTCGACAGTAGCAAGCGCATCTCAACGAGCGTGCGCGCCTCTTCGATGTCAGCGGCATCGAGGGGTTCGGTCGTAGGGGTCTCACCCTGCATACCTTGAACTCGAAGATAGAACCTCGCCATGGCCATACTCCCGTTGGGTGTGTGGTGATCCCCAACCTGCGCGCTTGGGGCGCGAAAGTCCAATCGTGGCCGGTCCGATTTAAATTTGGGTCGCGTATCTGAATGGGTATTTTTACGTGTGGGCGCAGCGTAGTCCCCCCGGTGGGGGTCCATCGTCCGCACATCATTCATCTCGCACCATGGGGGAAGCAGCTTCCTGACTGTCCCTAATGGCTTCGAAAGATGATTCCGGCGTGATCGTCGTGCGACCTTTGGCTAACCCTCTGAAATGATTCAGTTCGAATGCCACTAACAATGGCAATCGAGCCTGACCCGCCAGCGTATCTATACGCGCGAGCATGGGCGCGCGTGATCGTGCGGGCATGCGTTCGCGAGAGCGCGAGCGTGTTGGTTTTTTAGCCTACCTTTTTTGTCTTAACGCAACGATTAGGGGTTGACGGTTCGAATCGACATCGGTTAGGCAACGGTCATTGCTTGTCTTAACGCAAAGGCTTCCCGATGATCACCGACAGCCCTTCCGGCTTTGACCGCCTCATTGATCTAACCGGCGGCCCGTATGACCTGACTGTCTGGGTCAAGGCGGATGCCGATCTTGATGACCAGTTTGAAGCCATCTGTGACGACACGGGCGAACGCCTCTCGATCAACGGCTGGCTCTTCTCGTTCGCCTGAACCCTTCCCCAATCTTTGTCTTAACGCAACGGATAGGCCCATGAAACGCGACACCTACCAAACCGTCACCGACTCCATTGTTCGCCAGCTTAAAGCCGGTGTCCGCCCTTGGAACAAGCCGTGGTCCGGTGGAATGCCGGTCATGCCCATGCGGTCCAATGGCGAACCCTATAGAGGGGTCAACGTCCTGCTCTTGTGGGGCGCGGCCGAGGATAACGGGTTCACCGGCCGTCACTGGCTCACGTTCAATCAAGCGAAGGCTTTAGGCGCATCGGTCAAAAAAGGATCGAAGGCCACGGCCATCGTTTACTACGGCAAGTTCACGCCCGGCGAAGGCGAGGATGATCGAGAGATTCCCTTCCTCAAAACCTATTCGGTTTTCAACGCCGATCAGATTGACGGCTTGCCGGAACATCTGGCCACGGCCGAACCCATCAACGTGAACTCGCCCGAACGCATTGCATCGGCCGATGCATGGGCCAAGGCCACAGGCGCGACGATCCAGCACGGCGGCAACCGTGCGTTCTTCTCGCCTTCCCATGACCTTGTTCAAATGCCGCCCTTCGCAGCGTTCGTGGACGCGCCAAGCTATTACGGGACGCTGGCCCATGAACTCACGCATTGGACCGGCCACACGTCGCGGCTTGATCGCACGTTCGGAAAGCGGTTCGGAGATCGGGCCTATGCGGTTGAGGAATTGGTGGCGGAACTTGGTGCCGCCTTCGCCATGGCGCGTCTGGGTATCGCGGCCGATCCTCGTCCTGACCACGCCTCCTATCTGGCCTCTTGGCTTGATGTCCTGAAAGCGGACAAGCGCGCGATCTTTACCGCCGCGTCCAAGGCTCAAGCCGCCTGTGATCATCTGTTTGAACTGGCCGGTTCGGAGGCTGGCGCCGTGGTGCGGCCGGTTGCGCCCGTGGCCGTGGTGTCGGAGCCTGTAGCGGCGAAGGAACCCGCCACGGCTAACGATCCGGGCGACGACGATGGCCCTAATGGCGGGGGCGCGGCTATCGCCCTCGCCGCCTATCGCCGGGCCTGTGACAGCCGCGCTCGCGCCGATTGGCGCAATGCCGCCCATGCCCTCGCTCTTGAAGTCGAAAGGCTCGAAAAGGAACTGGCCAAGAGGGCCGATTTCCGGGCCGTGGAGCCGCAAGAGCCGGAACCCGCGCCCATGGAGCCGGAACCCTTTGACGGCTCCGTGGTGCCCTTCCCTGACGATCTCCCGCCGCGTGCGAGAAAGGGGCGCGCTGATCTCACCTTGTGCGAGTTTCTGGCCTTGCGTGGCGTGGTCGATACCGGGGGCGAACTCCGCTCAATCGACGCTGATAGCTGGCATCAGGAGAAGCCCTTTCGTCGCAAGCTGATCCGCGAAGGCGGGATGGCGCTGGACGATGCGGCCTATGCGGCATGGGAAGCCGGGTTCTTTCCCGACGTGGCGGCGCCGTCGTGGGATGCATCTGACAACATGAATCCGATCTCGCCTGACATGCTGATCCGCGCCATCGAAAGGGAACTGCGCGAGGATTACCGCCACGTCTGGGGCCATGACGAAGCGTGGGCCGCGTGATGGCCCGGCGGATCAAGAGGGCGCCTAATTGGGCGCCCTTATCTCCCGAGGCTCGCGCCCTGATCAGCGAGGGTGAACGGGACGGGCTGGCGTGGGGCTATGTCTGCCTCGCCGATGGCGAAGCCGCTCAACGATGTGCGTTCGGCGTGGCCAGCCGTCCGCCTGATCTCTTCACGATCTTGGAGCCAGAGCGGGTGTCACAAGCTGATCCAGATCAGCGCGATTTGTTCACCCGCGACTGACCGTTGCCCTTCCTCCCCTTCTCGTTAGAGTCGCATCCTCATTAGAGGGGGAAAGCCATGAAAAGACTGATCGCGCTTGCCGCGCTACCGATGCTTGCCGCGTGTGGTGAAGACCCAACAGCGAACACGACCTACACCCCGCCCGAAGCCGAAACTACACCGGCTGTGGAAGAGCCACTGGCAGATGCTGGCGACCCGACACTCGTGTCGCTGTCGGATGAGGACAAGGGCCGGGTTTGTCGCGCCGCTATCGCCAGCTTGAACGGACGTGACCCCGCGATCATCCGCGTGATCTCGTCCGACAACGGCCTATACCGCGTTCGCTATACCCGCGATGACGGCACAGTCTGGACCAACGAGTGCAGCGTGGCCGAAGGCTCGGCGCAATGGCGCATGGTCGAGAATGGCCAACCCGGTCGCTGGCGATACGAGGACACCGTTCGCTTCACGGTGGATGGCCCGACCATCAGCATCAACACGTTCATGAACGGCGAGCCGATGACCTCGGACACCTACGAGGTCGAGTAGGCTCCACCCGATGTTCAATCGACCGACCACCTTCGTCATCGGCGCCGGATGTAGCGCGGAATACCGCCTTCCGATTGGCGACGGTTTGAAGGACCAGATCGCCGATCAGCTATCCGTCATCGGTCGGCGGGAGCAAAACCGTGATTTTGTAGTGATCTCCAGTCGCGGCTCTGATGAAGTTCTGCTGTCAGCGATAGTTCAGGCTGGCCAGCGGCGCGGCGAACGTCGGTGGGATTTGGCTGCAAATGCCATGGCACCGGGCATCCGCCATGCTTCCTCAATCGACCGATATCTTCACCTGCACCGAGACGACGGGGCAAAGGTCGGAATCGGCAAAATTGCTATAGCGAGAGCCATCCTCGCTGCCGAACAGGACAGCATCCTCGACAGCGACAGGATCGACCTTCCCTCCATAAGCAATAAACTCGCTCGGAAGCCGCATTGGCTTCAGGAATTGATGTTCCGCCTCCAAGAAGACGTATCACTCGACAGAGCGACGGATATCTTCAAGAACATCACGATCATCACGTTCAACTACGACCGGGTGATCGAACACTACCTTTACCACGCCGTCCGCGAATTGTGCGGCTTTGACGATGCCGCCGCTGCTGATGTAATGAGCCACCTCAAAATCATTCACCCATACGGGAAGATCGGGCACCTTCCTTGGCAGAAAGAAACGGGCGGCGCCCTACCCTTCGGGCACTGGAAAAACCTACACTTTAGCGAAGTGATTGAAGCTGGGTCGCGCCTACGAACCTTCACGGAAACCGTTGAAGATGAAGAACTCTTGGCTTCGATCCGAAAAGCGGTTCAAGACGCTGAACAGATCGTCTTTCTCGGGTTTAGCTTTCTCAAACAGAACCTCGACCTACTGCGCCCAGACACAAGGTCGCGCGCCTCAAAAATCTGGTTCACGACGCTTGGCATGTCCCCATTCGACGTAGACGCATCCTCGGGTGAGATTACCAATATGCTCAACGGGACAAACTCGGCAGAGCTTCGCGCATTCAAGAGCCGTTCGCTCGACTGCACAGCCGGAGCCTTTATGGCTGATGTCGGCAACCTCCTACGCTCCTGACGAAAGATATGGACATCAAATCGGCCCCTCTGTCTAAATAGGTCCATAACCTGTTCCGCGATGTGCAAGACGCTGATCAGGGCCATTTAGATATTGGATAAATATGGATGGGAACGTATATTGGTTCCTGTCAGTCAATCCGAAAACCTTGAGGCCCTGCGATCTTGCACATCGTGGGGCCTTATTGTTTTTGGATTTACATGCTTCCCTATGACCCATTTCAGGATGTGATCGAGCACCTTGATCGCATCGGCAACGACCCTGCCCTTCTCTACAACTTCATGCGTAAGAACCCCGACTTCATGCGGTGGTGCGAACGGCTGGCGGACACACAGTTCAAGAGCGCGGCGACGGTCATCACGCCCATGCCAGCGTTCGACACCGTGACGGCGCTTCAAACGACTGTCTTCGATAACTGGACCAACTCGGACAAGCGCGGCCCCTATCAGTTCGGTGTCGAGATCAAAGCCTATACCGCCGCGACCGTGACCAACTGGAAGCGTCCGAACTGGAAGGCCAGCGCCAAGATGTGGCCAGCAGCCGATGCCGTGAAGATCGCGGGCAAATCGAAGGTGACGTTCAGCGACATCACCATGCAGAAGATCGAGGGGCTTTCGTCCGAAGGGCTTGGCTACATCGGCGTGTGCAAACACGTCATGCCGGGCGAGGGATCACCCTACAACGATGAGCATGTCGTTTGGCTGGACCTTGAGGGCGATCCTCGCTGCCTGATCCACACACCCTCTTTCCAAGCGTTCACGGCGCCGTTCGACGGTCGAGACGCTAAGGGCAAGGGTCTGGTGGGCCACGCCATGTTGCAGTCTCGATCATCGAAGCTGGCCGCTCTCGTCGGCTGGTCCACCGGCTCGGCTGCTCCGCTTTCCGAGTAGTTCGGGAGGCAATCGCTCCCTCTATTAATACCTACAATACCTACTATATTAATAGAGGGAGACCCCTGTCGAAATACGGGCCTTTGGCCGTTCTCTCTATAATAGAGGGAGACCCCTCGAAATACAGTTTTCGAGTATTTTGGGTGATCTCTATTAATACAGGGCGGACCTGCCCTCTCGCTTCTGCTCGATGCCAGACCTCTCCTGAAATACGGGGAAGCGTGGTGGCGGCGGCGGCGCATGAAACCGCCCTCCGACCTGCAAACAGATGGTCGGAGGCGCAAACTTTAGAATGAAGCTATGACACAAGAAGAAATCAACGGCCTGTTGGCCGAAGCCCTCGACCGGGCGCAAGAGCGGCTGAACAAACAGGACGAGATCATTGCGCTGCTGGTCGGTCAGATTGAACGGATGGACTATCAGTTGAACGGCGCTTTGGCCGAAGCCCAGAACGCGCGTCAGCACTATGCTTCGGCGCGTTCCAAGCTTGGGTTGAGCGTGGACCTGTCCGGTGGATCGCTGATCGGGAGAGACTTCGGCCAGCCTGACGGATGAAGTCAGGCGGCGGCTTTCACCGGCATCGGGTTAGCCTTGCGCCGCTTCCACGCGGCCTTGGCTCTGTCGGATCGCTTCTGGCTCTCGGCTTCGCGAAGCTGCTGTTCGATCATCGCGGGGATGGCTTCGGGAATGTTGTTCATGCCGCTTCCTTTCCGCGCTCGAATGCCCCGTTGATGCGGCCACTGGCGATCTGGAAATAGACGGGATCACGTTCGACACCGATGAAGTGGCGCCCAGCAGCCAGAGCAGCCACGCCCGTGGTTCCCGACCCCATGGTCGGGTCCATGACCACATCGCCGGGGTTGCTGAACGTGCGGATCAGGTAGTCGAAAAGTTCAACGGGCTTCTGCGTCGAGTGGACCGGCATGTGGACGCTATCGAACGACAGAATGGAAGTGGGAAAACCGGTGTGGGTCTGCACGCGCACCTCGTCCTTGTAGCGAACGCGGCCCCCATTGAAGGTCTGATACCCCTTCCCGTCGAAGTGATGGAAACCGTTGGCCCCCCCCATCTGGCCGTTGTTGTTGTAGAGACCAGACTGGCGACCGTTGCGCGTGCGGATCGGCGTTTCCAGTTCCACCATGCCCTGCGGATTGTAGGTCATGCGGCGGCTGGACCTGTCCGGGTGAGCGGTCACGCCCTTGGAGAACACAAGGACATCCTCGTGCTGCATCATCGGGCGGTTCTTCGACAGCAGATGTCCGGTCGCCCGGCTCTTTTTCCAGACCATGGCGAACTTAAAGAGGTCAGGCGCCGACATCACAGCCATGGACGTGAAGGGCTGCGCCGCCGTCATGACCACAGTGCCGGTAGGGGTCAGGATGCGGCGCAGTTCCGGCCACAGTTCTTCGAACGGGATCGCCTTGTCCCATTGGAGGCGAGTGGTGTTGTAGGGCGGGTCGATAGCCACCAGATGGACCGAGGAATCCGCGACGGCCTTTAGCACATCGAGACAGTCTCCGAGGTGCAGGTTCAGGGTCGGCGGGGTCGGCGGCGGGACCACCTTGTTGTCGTTAGCCGCACATTCGCTGCGACGGAAAAACGAGATGTTCGACAAAGGCGCCTCCGGGCTGACGTGACCCTCAGCGGCCACAATCAAATGATGCCCCAGTTCTCTGATCTGTCACCTATTTTAGACCAATAAAAACAACAACATATTATGGTTGCAGTCCTGCGGTCTTGTGAGACAATCTTCGGGTCGGCCTCCGAGCACATCGCCTGCCTGACACCCAAGTCACCCCTTGTGAGGCTGCACCGTCAGGGTATTAGCCGCTGACGGCTTGAGGATGTCGCTGGACGGATCAGTCAGCCAGCTATTCCAGTCGTCAGCTACCGCGACCACGGGTTGCCGGTCGTGGATCGCCACCACATCAGGGCCAGCGTCTGCCGTCAGCAGACTGAACCGACCGTCTCGGACGTAGCCCGCCAAAGCGAAGGGATGGCGAGCCTCGAACACCCACCAGTCCTTCCGCTTCTGCTTCGGATCGACGGGCGGTGTCGTCTCGTAGAATGCGGTGGCGAGGATCAGTGCGCGTCGGTCCAGCGGGAAGTCGCGTCCCTCTGATCGGTAGTTGATCACCGGTCCTCGTGGCCCCGGAAAGCCCCATGGCAGCGTTTCCACTGCGCCGTCATGGCGAACCACGAAGGCGGGATCAGTCGGGCGAACATCGCCATGGACACCCCGATTTGGTGTCGCATCATTGGTTCGGAAGATGACAATGTTACGCGACGTGAACTCACGCTCCCACGCAGCGAAATCCTTGTCGTTCCTGAACCGATTGCACATTGTCGTCTGCCTGACTGGTCGGCCTTTGGTGCCGCATAAGCCTCGGCATATTGGACAACTGCGCGAGAATGGGTCAAAGAAAAGGGGCGGCCCGACAGGACCGCCCCTTCCTCAACCTATTCTGAGGATGGGATATTGGACCACCGGCTGAACCCCCGATGCGTCCTCACCCACCCGATGTTCGCTCAACACCGGGCACCTCCTTTCTAACGACTGTCTAAATGGCCCCCGGTTGCAGCCGGGGGTCGCTTGGCGTGGGCGAACCATGCCCGAGCGACCACGCTATGGAAGCACACTCTCCGGTCGAGGTGAAGGGTTTTTTTTGGTATCCACAAGCACGTTACTTGCGGTAACGCAGACCCACTTGACCGATATGCGAACAGTTTCACTAAAAAAGTGAAACTCTGCCGACGTTTTGTGCACGCAATACACAACACCAGTTTTACATTAGCGTTTAATACGCCGACGTTTTCACCGTTGGGATAATACGAACGGGAAAATGAAGCCGGAATTGAAGCGTATTTCGACGCACTCCGCATAACTGCCGACATAACCGGCGCAATCACCGACTAAATAAAAACATATCCGCACGCACGAAGGACAAGTCGCGCGTCGGGCCATGTTTTGAACAGCCGGATTCTCCTATCCAAGTTCACACCGAAGGCTCGCCGATCTTGTCCATCGGCGGGCCTTTTTGGTGACTGACAATGGAGACATGGCGACCGATACCCGGTTCAAAATATGAGGCTTCAGACCTCGGACGAATTCGCAGCCCGTTTGGGTGCGTCCTGAAACCCCAACCACATCCTCTGGGATACCAGACCGTTCACGTCCGCATCGGCGGTCGGATGATCTGCAAGACCGTTCATAGCCTCGTCGCGCTGGCCTTCCATGGACCGCGACCGGAAGGTCTGGATGTGGCGCACGGCAACTGCGTCAAAACCGACAACCGGCCTTCGAACCTGCGCTACTGCACGCGCTCCGAAAACCTGCTCGACAGCGTGGTCCTCGGACAGAGGATCGGTTTCTCTTATCCGTGGCACCAGCTTTCAGTCGGCGAGGCTTTCGAGTCCAATCCTGTAGGTCGCCAGAGCATCATCTCAACGGTCTGGGCCGCTCGCCGCCGCACCGGAAAAGACTTCCGGGTCGCCCCGGCCGCGAACGATGACGGTTCGTGGACCGTCACGAGGGTCGCGTGATGTCGGGGTTCCACTACGACGGCAAGCCCGTCACCGCCGCACAAGCCGCCCGCATCCTCAACCGGCGCCAGTCCGAATGGATGTTGGTCAAAGCTGAACGCCAGCGCGAACGGGATAAAGTTCTTCGCGAACGTGCCCTCATCAAGGTGATGCTGGCGTGCATGGCGATGGGGGCTGTGATCGGCGGCGCACTTGGCCAAGCTATTGGGATGCTCACCTAATGGCGGAACCGGCCTATCTGCGCCCTCGATACTCGCGCTCGAATAGCGTCTCGTCGCTTCCGCCCTCGGCACACATCACCAAGGACACTCCAACCACGCTGATGACCAAAACCGCTATCATGCTCTTGTGCACCCGCCCCCAGAACGCCTCGCTCTTGAGCCAGAACGACGCGAGATACATTCCGATCAGGGCCGCAATCAGCAAACCCGCAAGCGCATTCCACATATTTCGCTCCCCCGGCGTTCAACCGACCGTCTCATGAAAACTACCTTCACCGAAGCGGAACTAACCCCGCGCGTCCTCGCCAGCTACATGGCCGCGTATCAGCGCCAGCTTGTGGCCATCGGCAACATGCGGGCCGAAATGTCCAAGCTGGCCACGCGCAAGCACGAAATCGCGCGGGACTTGGCCAAGGCCGAAGAGGACATCGAGGAATCCGCGCTGTTTGCAGAGGCATATTTCCTGCGGCACGGGCAGATGGATTAGACTTCAAGCGCGGCAGTCGGCGAGCCGTGCATGTTCAGAACAATGTTACCGGGTCGGCTGGAAAGCCGGTGAAAGGGGCGACAGTGCAACGCCCGCCCCCACTAAAAATTTCATTGAACGGATGAAGAACCCCCTCAGCGAATATGCCTTCGGTTCGGCTCAACATGAGGTATTTTTTGGTGGGATAGGAGGAGAACGGGCGGCTCTCACTGACGATCAAATCGATCTCATTCTCAAGGATGAGATTAACCGGCGATACGCTTTCGATCTCGCGCATTCCGAGACATTCGTCTCGGCACCATAGCCGCCGCTCCAGATCGACACGGATAATGATCGTCACCGGTTCGGTTCGATCTTCAAACCGCCGCTGTCCTTCACAGTTCAGGTTGAACTGCTCCGAGGCCGTGGCGGAACCTGCGGTGACAGCGAGCATCACCGCTGCGATTAGAATCGGTAAGGTTCTCATGCCCACGCTATCCACAATTCAGTTGCGACTGGCCAGACGCGACCGGAGCCGGGCGATCTCTGCATCCTTGTCGGAGCCAGACCGGAGCCGGTCGCCGATCTCGCTGAACCCTTCCATCACCCACCATCCGGTGATGTTCAGGAGGATCAGCACACCGATCAGGCCGACGACCATCTGCGCCACGCCTGTGAGCGGCCCGAGCCACGCGAAGGCCAGCACGGCGGCGCCAACGGCTCCGATCTTCGCCGAGGTTTTCATCCAGCTTTTGTCACGGCGCGTGACGCGAAGTTCGTCGGCAAGCCGCTGATCCGTCGCGCGCTCGTATGAACGAATTTCGCCGAGGGTCTGAAAGTTCTCTCTGTCCATATCCTCGTTCTACCACGCCCATTGCGTGAACGCTATGCTTGCGTTGACACATCTATTTACCGCCCGTAGAATCTCGCTGATGAACCTCGACCTTTTCATTGATGCACCGATCACCGATCCTTCCACGCGAGTCGTGAAGGATCGTCGCATCATGTCGCCCCGAAAAGCCCCCGCCCCTGCCCCGCGCCCCAAGACACCCACGGGTCTGGCCCGTGATGTATGGTCCTACGCAGCATTCAGTGAGGCCCTTCGCGCGCTGGCCGAGGAAGCCCCGCCGCGCACCAGCCTCCGTCAGATGCTCGCCTTCGCCATGATGGTGGAGCGCGAGGCCATGGGCCACGAGACTATCGTGTCCGAACTCCGTGAACTGGCTGGCTCCGACAAGGAAGGCCAGCCGATCTTGGGTCAGGCAATCGGCCGATCCTACCTGCTGCTGACCGCTCCGTCTGATCAGGCTCCCGATGGCTTGGGCTGGATCGAACTCGAACCCGACCCGTCCGATGCGCGCCGCAAGGTCATCCGCCTGACACCCAAGGGCGAGGCCATGGCCCGCCGCGTCCGCACGGCTCTGGCCAGATTGAAGGACAGTCCATGACCGTCGATGAACTCTTGAAGGTCTGCGAACTGACCGAGTGGTCCGCGCATCGTTCGACCGCCACGCTCCAATCCAACCTGCGAATCCTGCGCCGCCTGATCGGCTCCGAGGACATCGCCACGCTGCACTACACCCGGCTTAAGACGCTGGCCTCCGACATGGCCACGGGCCGTGGCGGCAAGCCGCTGGCGCCCGCGACGGTGAAGCGCCGCATGGACACCCTGTCCAACGCGCTGCTGCTGGCCACGAAGATGACGGACGACAAGGGTCAACCGCTGCTGCTGGCCAAGCCGACCTTTCCATCCTTCGAAATCGACAACGTGCAGGACCGCATCATTTCCGACGATGAACTGGTCGCGATGTTCGAGGTCATCGCCGCCCGGCGCGAGGCCGAACCCCACCGCGACTGGCGCCGGTTCGATGCGCTGATCCGGTTCCTGCTGTCCACCGCCTGTCGCCGTGGCGAAGCCCTGCGGGTCTGGCCCGGCCACATCGAGAAGCGGATCGTGAAGGGTCAGGCCCGGCACTTCGTGACGTTCGAGCGATACTCCACCAAATCAAAGAAGGCCCGCACCCTGCCCCTCACGGGTGAGATCGTGGCCATGCTCCCTGAACTGCGCCTACAGGCGGGCAACGGGCCGCTGTTCCCGTTCACGCCCGGCGAACTGTGGGGCATGTGGAAGGCGATCAGGCAGGACATGGCTGCGCGCGGCTATGACTTCTCGCTCGTGAAGTTTCACACCACCCGGCACACCACCCTGACCAAGGCCATGAAGCGGTTCCCGCTGGCCAAGGTGTCGAAGCTGGCGGGCCATGCCTCGGTTCAGATCACGGCGGATCGCTACGGCCACATCGAGGCCGAAGACCTGCTCGATGTGGTGGACGGGGTTGCCGCTTAG